TAAATCTTGATCTAAACATGTTAGCTAATCTTCCATACAATCTAGTTCTAGACTTAGCTTCAGAATCAAAAGTTATATTTTTTATATTAAACTTATTTACAGCCTCTAATAATCCATTGGCAACAATACTCATTACTTTAAAAGAATCACCAGTTCCTGATATTTCTGTTGATGGTATTGTCCCTGTAATAGTTTCTCCAGACCTATCAAAAGTTACATCTTTCATTAACGCAAATTGAAATTCATAACTGTCTTTTCCTTTAGGCATTAAGTTAAGTAAATAAGTTTTACCGTTAACAACAAAAGAAGCATTATACATTTGATCTGAATTTGGATCTCCAGGTATCATACTACTATCAGACCATTTTAAATCTGCTTTAGTATTTAAACTAAACTTAACACTAGGTGATTTACCTCTAGCTAAGTTGTTTAAAACTTTGTTTCTTATATTTGTGTTTTTAAGATCTCTGTATAAATCAACATTTCTTTTAGATAATTGTTCTAAAAAAGCATCATCTCTTACTGCGTTTCTAGCTTCTTGCAAAACAAGAACATCTCCAAATAATTCCATCAAAGCTGTTCTTCTGTCAAAATAAGCAGTAGCCCACAGTGTTTTACCTGTTCTACCTTGCTCCACAGGGTCAAAGCTGTTTAATAGTTTTTGCTTATTGTTTTTAGCTAGCTTGTCTATTATTCTAGTGGCTTCGTCTAAACCAAAATAGTTTTGTAAAAAACTAGCAACATTTAAGTTTTTAATTTTTCTAGGTTTTCCTTGATTATCAGAATCTTTAAGTCTTGGTGGTAATTTTTTTATTGCGTAAGTAGACTCACCTGTTACTGGATCAATAGGATTGTTTATAACATCAAATATTAATTTCCAATTATCAAACATAAAACTTTCTAATGAAGAAGAATTTTTAAAAGTCATTCTTCTTGTTAGTGTTTGTGATAATATAGCTAATTTTTCTTTAAAGTTTTTAAAGTCTAGATTTTCAATGTTACGAGAGTTTAATATTTCTCTTTTAACTTCAGCTACTATAATTTTAGCAGGACTAACTAACTCAGAATAAGCTTCATATGTTTTAACCATTCCGCCAGACCCTAGACTGTATGTTTTAAAAGACTTTAATTCTTTTAATTCTTTAGCTTCAGCGTTTGTTAAGCTTTGCTTGTTTTCTAGTTCTAAACCTCTTTTTAAATCTCTTTTTTGTCTTTCTAGTTCAGCTCTTTCTTTAGGGTCAGAAACCGTTGCTAGTCTTCTGTTAACAGCTATACCAGGGTCATTTGCATCGAGAGCAAAATCACCACCAACCGGTATACCTTGTATCTCTATAGGTTTTCCATCTACATCTGTAAAGCCAAAATTAGGATCTTTAAGCAGTTCAATTAATTGATCTTGATCTTTTTCATAAGATTGTTTTTCTTGCTCTAAAACATCATTATCTACGTCTAAAATGGATGCTGTTATTCTGTCATCTATATCAGTTGTGTATTTTTGTGAAGTAACGCTACCTGTTTTAAGCGCTGCTTTCATTTTATTTCTAAGTTGAGAATTTATCCAACCATTTAAATTGTCATTTTGAGTTATAAGTTCTCCTTTTTTGTTTTTATAACCTTTTTCGTCTAATTTATTTAAAGTGTTGTTTATTTCACTAGAACTTAAGTTATCATCTTGTAACTCTTTTCTTTTGTTTTCTCTAAGATTTAAAAATTCTTTATTAAAATTTCTTATATGAGGTAATAAAGCTATTTGAGTTTCTTGCAACATGTCTTCAGCACTGTAATCAGGTAGAGATCCGTATAATGTTTGAGCTTTAGAAAGTATTGGTGTTTCATATTGCTCTAATATTTCATAGAAAACTATATCATCAGGTGCTATGTTTGCCCATTTGTTTTTATTATATTTAGAGTTTATAGTATTTTTAAACTCATCAGCATTAGACCTAGAAGTTGTTTTTAATGCAAATTTTTCATCAAAAGTATAATTATCTTGACTAATAGGTTCTTTAACCGGCTTTGGTTTTGAAACTTTCTTTTCATCAAGAAGTTCATTAGTTTCTTTTTTTAAAGCTTTTTTATCTACTTCAGCACCTTTTGTTCCTAATTTTTTAAATGCCTTATTTTTATCTAAAGACATAACTCTATTGTTCATAGATTTATTGTAGTCTTTTATAAAATTATAAACATCTCTACCTGAACCAAATTTAACATCTCTAACACCTAGAAATTGTAAAACCTGTCTAAATACATCTGCTAATTTAGTAAAAACATCTTCATTATATGTAACAGCGCCAACATCTATAGCTTCAGAATAAAGAGTTAAAACTTCTTCCCACTGTTTACCTAGTTCTGTTGATACTTTATTATTATATTCAGACTTTGTTATTGTTCCAGCTTTTAAATCTGCTTCAATTCCAGCAATACTGTTTTTATAATAATTTATATAACCAGTAAAATCTTTTAAAAACTTAGCAGGCAAAGCAGTTAATTTAGAATCATTATTAGAAAGTCTTTCTTGTATTTTAAGTATTTCACCTAATAAAGATTTACCTAATAATATAGCAGCTTCAGGATCATTTTTTATTGTTTCATAAATTAAGCCATGTAAAAATTCATGTTGTTTAACCCCTATTCTTCCACCTTTAGCGGCTTTGTCATTGTTTATTAAAACAATTTTTTTCCCATCAAAATCTATTATACTTCCGTATTGTTGTGAAGTAAAATCTGCTTTTTCAGGGGTGTAGTTTAATTCGTTTATTAAAAAATCTTTAGCTTCTTGAACAGAATTAACTTCTTTCCATTCAGTATTAGTTATAATACCTTTTTTTATCGCAGCAGTTATTATTCCTGATTTTCTAGCAGTTAAATCATTATAATATACTCTTTGTATTTTCTCATCTAAAGCTTTTATTCTTTCGTCTGTAGCTGCATTAAAAGATTTGTCCTCTGTTTTACGTTGATTTCTTAGTTTACCAACTTCGTTAAGATCACCTAGTATTTCTTCAGCAGCTCGAGCGCTTATGTCGGTAGGCATTCTATTTATGTTGTTATTAAAAGCATCTATTTCTTGTAAAACCTGATCTGCTTCTTCTTGAGTATATATACCTTGATTAACTTGATCTGCTAATATTTTTTTAACTTTCTTTTTCTTATAAGATAACAAACTTAAATTGTTAAATCTATCTACAGCACCCATACCTAGTAATTGCCTAGCTGATTTTTTAGCACCTTTTACAGCTACCCCAGCGCCAGGCATTATTGCACCAGCAAAAAACGAAAGCACAGTAGTGTCTATAAAATCTTGCATAGACATAGTATCTTTCATTATTTTTTTACCAGCGGATTCATTTACTTGTTTGTTAACAACAAATGTTTCACCTGACTGCTGTATGTTTTCTTGAAAAACTTCTTTAATACCTTCACCACTTAAATTAAAAAGAGTTTTAGCGCCTGACGCTAACTTTTGCCCAAAGCTTCTAAAACCACCTTTAACGTATGCTTCTAAAGATTCTTTTATGTATTCGTTTTTTATTTTACCAAAAATAGCATCCGTTGCTTTTGTTTGAGGCGATATAGGAGCTGTTAAAGCATATAATATACCTGTTTGTATAGAAGCTATAGAAGCTAATTGACTTGCCTCTTGATCATTTATACCAGCTTGTCTAGCTTGCTTTAATGTTTCTTCGTATCCTCTAGAAAAACCTAAAGTACTTTGACCTATTATAGCATCAGCCATATTTTTTTTAATAGGTACTGATTTTAAAAAACTTCTTGTTTTTCCTAAAACACCTAATCCTTTAGTAAAACCACCAACTGCCCTTATACCATTGCCCATTCCTCTTGTTAAGGCTATTTGAAAAAACAAATCACCTATAACATTAGCACCAGCATCAAAAGCACCTAATACACTAAAAGAAGATACTTTTCTATTTCCTTTTCTAGCTTTAGTTCTTATATTATCTTGTTGTTCTTGTGTTAAAAAAGGAGTTGCATTTAATTTATTAGTTGTATCTATTATTTGGTTATTAGAATCTATAACATATTCAATATTAGTTTCGGGATCTAAATATCCATAACCTATAGCACTGACGTATCTACCAAAAGTATTGTATTTAGTACCAACAACACCCATTTCTTCTAGAGCTAACTCTGTTCTGATACTTTCTGAAACACCTTCAAAAAAGTCACCAGGCAATAAACCATATGCACTTGCGCTAAAACTTTCTATAGCACCACTTAACCCGTTCCAACCTTCACCTGCTAGATTTAATAAAAATTTACCAGCACCAATATTACCGCCATCTTCCAGTAGTTTTTGATACTCTATTTGGTTTTTTTCGTCTTGTTCTTCTAGTTTTACAGATATTAATGGAAATTCTTGTTTTATTAAGTTTTCATAATCTTGTAATAAAACATTTTCATTGGAAATATTAAACTTTTTATTTATAGTCTTTGGATCAATACCAGTTTGTTTTTCATACATCAACTGTTGTTGCTTTATATCTCTCTGAAGTTGATCGTTAACATATAAGTTTAAGTACTGTAGTTTTTTTGCTTCAAGAGCTAGTTCTGGTTTATAATAATTACCATAATTTCTCTTATCCATGTCTAACTCTAGAAATCTTTTTAAATCTTTATCATAACCTTTAGCTTGTAAAAAACCTCCAAAATCTCTAGTGTTTATATTTCTACTTGAAAGAGCATCATTGTCGTACATTTCATCAACAAAAGAAGTTCCTTCACCTAGCATTTCAGCTAGTTCTGGAGAATACATTTTCATTCCTTCGTTTACCTGCTCGTTTTCAGCAACATATGAGTCTTCATATATATAAGGTTGATTTAATTTTCTTAAATCAATGTAACTGTCTATTTCGCTATCACTTTTAGACTGAAAAGCACTTATTTTTCTTCTAGCTCTGTTTTTTTCATCATCACTTACTAGTTGCAATACAGATATAGCTTCAGGACTTTCTTTATAACCAGCTATAATTAAATCATCTTCAGTTATAAAATTATTATCTACAGCAGCTTGTATATTGTCATCATCAAAAAAAGGTTGAGAAGCCATGCTGTCTCCATATCTTTCGGTAGGTAATAAATCTTTTTCATTATACTTACCAAACTGATTCTGTAAAGCACCTCTAATATTGCTACTTTGTTGTGTTATATTTTCTGGTAAACCATATAGATCTTCTTGACTACCTGTTGGTAAGTCCAAAGAAATAGTTTCCGAAACTGATTCCGTATCTTCTTGAGGTGCGAACATGTTGTTCTGAGGCGTTGCATTTGCACCCGCTGCATTGCCCCCAGCTTTTTTTGTAGCTCCAGGATTATTTGATAACCACATTACTATTTGATTTTCAGGATATCCAGTAAGATCTACTTCTTCTCCGCTTGGTAAGATATATATTTCCATGTTTTATTATTTAATTGCTTTATCCATTCGCTCAGCATATTCAACTAAAGTTTCGTCTGTTCTTTTAGGATTTGCACTCATCCAATCTACTTGTTTAGCTCTTTTGAATAACACTGTTTCATTTTGAATAGCTTTTCTTTCACTTGCTGTGGTATTATCTAAAGCAAACTTAAGTCTTTCTTCAGCGCTGTCAAAATCATAATCACCTGCAAACACTGGTTTGTTACTTATTATTTTATATAAACCTTTTCTAGGAACTAATTTATCAAACGCGCTTTGAGCACTTTCACCTTCATTTTCATAATGCTCTCTATTTGTTGGTGATCCTTCAAAATCAGCATAAGGTGTATTTAACCAAACGTCAAAAGTTTGATCTTTTGTCATATATCTATCGCTTGGTCCTGTGATTTTCATTAAATTATCAAGAGTTACACTAGTGTTACTTTGACTGCTATCTCCAGCACCTAATACAATATTGTTATAATATGTGGTTCTATAACCTATATTTGAAGCTTTAGGTGTGCTACGTGCTTTAGGTTGAACTATAGATCTACCACTAGAAATATAATATCTACCCTGATCGTCTACTTCTAAACCAGAAACTCTAGCTTTTAGTATTTGATCAAACAACACTTGCTCAAACTGTTCGTCTGTAGGTTGAACATTTTGATATTCATTTTCTATACCTTCATTTAATTGTTTTAAATCTATATTCCAAGCGTTAGCTGCTTGTTGAACGTTTCCATTAACACCTTGAACTTTAGATTTTAATATACTAAGCATGTCATTTCTGACAGCACCAACATCTAGGTATCTTCTAATTTCTTCTGTTCTTCTAGAACCACCTGTACTAGTATTAATTCTGTCTTTATATATTTCTTCTCCAGTCCAATATTTGTCAGCAAACTGACCATTTGCTTTTATTATACCTAGTCCATCATTATTAGGCGTTCTGTCCGCCGGCTTCATTCTTTCTAAACTTTCATCAACTATTTGAGGTACATTAGATACAAATTCAAATTCTTTTCCCTCTGCTGTTTGAGCGTTCCAAGCTCTAGCACTAATATATTTTTCTCTGTAATCGCCTTCAATTAATTCACCATTTTCTGTTCTAGTAGGTTCGTTTCCAGAAACCTTAATCATTATATCATTTTTTTCTTGATCATAAACCATTTGAAAATCTGCCTCATAAACACTACCTATCGCATTAACAAAAAATTGATTATTAGCTATTTCTTCTGGTGTACTTCCAATAATAGTTATATCTTTACCTATTTTAGCAGCGTTTTCTCTCCAATATTTACCAGTTGCAGCAAAATTTTCTGTTGCTGTTTTAGTTAAGTTTAATAAATCGTAGTAGTCAGTTATAGCTTTCTGTGCAGATACTCTTGCTTTCTCGTCACCAAATTGAGTTTTTAAATAAATCTGAGCATCTGTAGCAACACCTATTCTATCATTTAAAGTTTTCATTAACTCGTCTTGAATAGCGCTTGTTTTAGGAGCTGTAGCAAGTTTATTCATTTGCTCTAAATTCCAAATATCAGCATTAGATTGAACACGTTGCATGTTCTCTATAATTCTACGTTGTTCGTTTTCTTTTTTTTCTTGAGCTCTTCTTGCTTCCTGCTCGTTTATTTGTGCTCTTTGAGAGACTGCAGCATTGTTATTTGCTATCTGCTTAGTAAGTGCACTAGCGTATGTATCTCCTGTTATTCTTTGTGGATTTTCGTATGCTCCAGCCATAATTTATTTTTTTAGATTCTAAGGTTTCATGAAGAGTCCAGGAAGTGAACCCAACATAGTTTGTGCAGCGCCAAATTTAGCTCCTTGCGCCTGACCATAAGCAGCTTCCGCAGATCTTTGATCAGCAGTTGCGTTGTCTAACATACCTGCCGCTCTGTTTAATTTTTGATTTTCTCTATTGTCTCTAGCGCCAAACATAAACTGTTGACCCATTACATCTGCATTTTGTAACCTCTGTTGTTCAGACATTACTAACTGTTGTAGTTTTTCGTCACCTTGTGCAACTAATCTTTGGTTAGAAGCTTCTTGCATTTCAAGACTTGCTGATATTTGTTTTTTACTAGCTAAAGCAGCTTGAGCTAATGCCGTAGCTCCACCCGCACTTGCACCTGTTGCTCTTAATGTATCTAAAGTATTAGATAAACCAATTTCAGCTTGCTCTGCTTGAAACTCAGCAGCTTGTGTAGCTACCCCTAAATTTGCATAAGGATTACTAAGGTTTCCACTAAGATCCTTAACGTTGGCATACGGATTTATTATAGGTTGTCTAGAATCTTCTAAAGCCCTTAACTCGTCTTCAAGACGTTTTTTCTCTGCTCTTGCTCTGTTTCTTTCACCTTTTGCTGCTTTTTCTGCTTGATTAGCGCCTACCATTCCTGCGCCAGCTGATAGTACACCGCCGACTGCTGCTGCTGTAACTGCTGCCATATTGTTATTTTTAAATTATTCTTTTTATCATTTCGTGTGAGGGTTTTTCATCAATAACCCAATCTAATTTTTTGTGTATTTTTAATAGACTATTGCTTCTGCTTATTGACATTATACATTTTTTACCAGCATCTTTAACCATTTTTTCTACAGTTTCTATTAAAAACTTAACAGCAAAGGGTCTTGCTCTTTTATTTCCTTTTGGATCTGATATAACCCAATCAAACCAGCACATACCAGAGTTACTCCAATATATAAAACCAGCCACTATAGGTTTACCTTCATGTTCAATCATTACTCCACCAGTGCCGTTGTCTGGTAGTATTTCTTTACTTACCACAGGCCAACCCCAACCAAGCCACCATTTTTCTAACATGTTGTAATCTTGTTCTAGCAAAGTTCTTGCTTTTAATTTCATTTAATTTTATTTAATATGATGATTCTTTAAATTCTGTAGATATTGCAAACAATTCATTGTTTCCAGTATCTTTATTATTTGTTGCTGTAAATTTAACCTCAGCAGTGTATCCTTTTATTCCAGATATAGAAGCGCCATAAACAACTTCACCAGAACTATCTGCGCTTGTGTTAACTAAATTAGCAAAGTATTTATCTTCTTTCTTTTTAAATTCATTACTAAACAATGAGTTTTCAAGATCAGCTAGTGTTAAAGGCATTGTATATGCGTTTATAAATCTAGCAGTGTCTCCAGAGTCTGTAGATATAGAAGTCATCGCCCAGTTTATACCTCCCTCATAATTTATAGTTTTAAAACTTTTAATAGCAGATGGCTGTTTGTTAAATATACTAGTAACAGTTGATTCATATGTATTACCATAAAAAGTTGCTCGAAGCACCGATTCATTATAATGTATATATATTCCACCAGAATTAGTAGAATAAAAATTACTTTGAAGGCTTATTAAGTTATAAGGAACATAACTATACCTACTAGTCCAACCTTGAGTTTGTTCATCAAAACTAAGTGTTTCAGGCGTAACGCTTAATGTTTTATCTTTTAAAGAAAGAGTATAACACTTGTTGTGAATATCCCAACCACCAATAGCTAAAGGATCAGGTAATGTATTAAATTTATCTCTAAAAAAATCATACATACCATAACTTGATATTTCTGTTATACCATCTTGAGACAGTCTTAAAACAGCTCCTTGATTAGCATCAGTAAAATATTTTCTATATCCATATACAGCAAAGCTTTCAGGATTTTTGCTTATACCCCACTCCCCAGCGTAAGGAACTATAGCGCCTATAACAACATTTGATGTTGTCTGCATAGGTACTCCTTCTTGAGTATAAACAGCATCTTTATCTATTAAAGCTCTATTTACTTTGTTTTCTTGAAATATTATTAAATTAGTATCTTCAGCGTAAAGCTTTTGTATAGTACCTTTTGTTGGATCTACAGATCTTGTTATGTCTTCACCTGAAGGAAACTGATTAGACTGATTTACGCCAGTTCTAGAGTTTAATATACCTGAATATATAATAGAATTTCCTAAAGACTGCTGAGAACTATCATCAGATCTTAAAAATGCTCTAGGAGATAAACCCGTTTGCACGTTGTTATAACCACCTCTTATTCTAGCTTCTTCTACAAACCAATTGTAAGAAGCTGAAATAGGCCCTTGAACTAATTTCTTAAGAACGTATGTGTTATAGTATTTTACCGGGGTTACAATTGCCATATTATATTATAATTACTTATTTTTTATATTAATTACCTATGTAGTTACTGGAACAGGTGTTATAGTTGGGTTTATACTAGGGTCATTAGATCCGCTAGGCTCATACCAAGGAGGTGATATAGGACCTTCATAAACAATACCAAAAGAGTTAGCTAATATAGTTGCGTTTCCAGCTGACTGTGGCGATGTACTAGCTATAATAGCGGCATATACATTATTTGCATATGATCCACCTTGAGTTGTTAGTTTTACACCACCACCAATTATAGCAGATCCAGAGCAATCAGGTAATCCATAATTACTAGCTTTTCCACCAGGTCTCATACCAGCAGTCACAGCGCTACCAAAATCAACTTGAGAAACTCCAGCAGAACTAGCTGTAAAAGGAGATAACATTGCAAATTGGTTTAGTGTACTTGAATTACCTTGAGTACCATTTGAGACTACAACTGATTGAATAGCTCCATCAGCATTCAACCCAAAAGAAGCACCTGTATCATCTGTAAAAGAAGTGGTTCCATCTCCATATACACCTCTCACGTTTATAGCTTGAGCTTGACCTGTTTGTTGTGATGCACTACCTATTGTAACTTGTACGTATAAATATACTGTGTTTGATGTCCAGTTTTGTATTTGGCCAGTCCACCTTGGCGCTCCACCTTGTGATGGGTTTTGAAGCGTACTGTTTGAAACATCACTTCCATTACCATTAGTAACTCTTCCTGTTGGATCAATTCCACTTAAGTATGGCGTAGCAATAACTTGACCAAAAAATAAAGACGCACCAACATTATAACTTATTGTTGCTGAAGTATTAGTAAGTCCTAAAGTATCTGTTAATCTTAAGTTTATAAGATAACCTTTATTAGCAGTGTTCATTGGCCCATTTGATTGACCACCAGTACTATTTAAAGCGCCTTTTAAAACAAAAGTTAACCAATCTGTATTTGGTATAACAAGTTGTTGTGTTACTGATTTTTGGGTACCAGTTGCCACCTGTATGTAATCACTTATTAATTCACCATTATCAGGAATTACTGTTGTTCCTGCTGTTGTTAAATCTGTTATTGTTATTTTATCTACTTCCCATGCGTTTCCATTTGGTGGGTTTAATTCAAAAGTAGATCCAGTTAAACTAGTTGTATCACCTAAACTATATGCTTTTGCAGAGCCGTTTCTACCTTTATTAGACTGTTGAGTTGTGCTCGTTGATGTACTAGGTTGAACAATGTCTACATCATAGTTAACAACTGTTGCGCTGACATTTATTCTATCTATAACAGGAGCTACATTTTCTAAATCTATCTCTAAAGTTTGAGTAGATGTTATTCCATCTTCTTGAACAAATGTTAAATTAAATTGATATTTACCTCTCCAGTCTACAAAGAAACCAACCTCAGCTGATGAACCAGCGTAAAACCTATCTGCTGTAACTATTCTAAAACTACCAACAGAAGAACCAGCTTCAATATTAAATTTTGGATTTTGTAAAACAGTTGTATCTAAAGTTCCTGTGTCTGGTGATTGATCAAAGTAGTTATAAACAGTGTAGCTAGATAAACTAGCAGTTGTAACATTAACACCTCCAGCTGTTGGAAAAAAGTCGGTTGTTATTATTGTACCTACTTGAGCTGATTCAGGAAAATTAGAAGTAAAACTAGATATTCCTGTTATGTTAGTATTTTCATTAACTAAAGATTCATTTAAATCAGACACTAATTCTGAAGTAGAAGACTCGTAAAATATTTCTAAAGGAGAAACATAGGGTGCGGTTTCATAAACAGCTAAATACATGTCTTCTGGATATGGAAAGTTTCCTTCCCCAAGAACAGGTAATGTGTATTGATCTTCTGTTAGTCCTATTGCTTTTTGTGTTGATACTTGAAACAACACAGGTTTAGTATTATAATTGTAAATAGCTTCTGGATTTACATCTCCTGGCTGAGGAGTAGAAGCTGCGATTAAACCAGGGAATAAATCACTTACAGTACCCACTAAATCAACTTGGTCAGCCGAGGGCACAGGATCAAACTGTCTATTACCCGTTTTATAAACGCCAGTAGCATCTTCTATAGTATTAATATTTGTTACTCTACCAAATAAAGAAACATCACTAGTGAATTGATTTTGCAGAGGCCCTACATCTTCTAAGTTTCTAGGTATTTTATTTATATTATCTGTTATAAGCGTAGAATAAGCTGTGTCTCCCTGCTCTTTTGTTTCACCTTTAATTGGATATCCATTTATTATTCCCGGTAGATATACATTATAGTAGTCTTGTTGCTGTTGTTTAGTAGCAAACTTATAACCATAAAAACCATTTACATTTATATCATAAGTTACAAATGTTTTTTCTTGACCAAATATACTAGGTTCGGGTCTGGTACCAGGTGTGTCGTCAAATAAATAATTAGTAGCAACTTCTTCTTGTGTAAAAAACTCTACAGCTCTAACACCGCTTGCATCACTCAATGCAGTTACGCTTGTTATTTCTGTGTAATCTATGTATAAACCTCTTAGTTTTTTTCCAACAGCATAGTAAGTAGAATAAGTTGTTGGCCACGTTGGAAATAAAGGTCTATTTGTGCTAGAGGCAGCTCCTGTCGTATACTTGTATAAATTTGCAGAAGTATATAAAACTTCAAATTTAACAGTGCTACCTAAAGTAACACCTGAATTAAAACTTAATGTAACTCCATTTGACAAGTTTGAAGAAAAGTTAAACGTTACAATTCCTGTTGAAGAATCATAAGAAGTTACAGTTGTTCCAGTAGTTATACCTGTTCCTGTAACTGTAGAACCTATAGATGGCTCATCAGAAGAAGGTGTTAAGTTTATAATACTGTAACTTGTACTTGGATTACCAGTTACGTTTGTAGTTTCTCCTGTTAGTGTTGGATAAAAATCTACATCAGTATTTATACCGTCTTGAGAAATAGTATATGAACTAGGGCTTTGTAATACCCAACCATTTCCATTATCTATAAGAACATTAAAAGTGTTAGCTGAATTAGTCGCGTCGGCATATAATATTATTGTATCAAAATTAACTTGTGCTAAAGTTGCAACAATACACTGTGTTCCTATGCTGTTAAAATAAGGGTATAATGCACTAGGCGCGCTTCCTGTTTTAATATCAACTGTATAATAATTTCCTTTTGCATAAGCACCTGGATAACCAGCAACGCCGTTAGCGTTTACGTCTTCAGGTATTTGTTGTAAATAATATAAAGCTAAATTATCACCTTTCCACGGTTGAACATCATTACTGAAACTAGCTGCTTTATAATCATAAAAATAATTAGAACCAGGCTGAGGATCTCCATTAGCGTCTAATAATCCATCATAGTTAGATAGTATTATATCTGTTTGTCTACCATATTTATCTGCTAATATAACACCAACTTGATAGTTTCTGTTTTGTTTTACGGAATGTTGAGGATATTCAACAAATTGTTGTGCGCTTTTTTCAGTAACATCTACGTAGTAATCTAAACCAATAGGTGCACTATAACCTTCTAAGTAATTAGAATACATTATTCTATTGCCTGATGTTTCTTGAGCTAATGCTCTAACAGGTACTTTATCATAAACTCTTACTGATTGAGAAGCAGGTAGCGTTCTAATAGCATGCCTAGATTCGTAAGAATATTGATATATATTTGTATATTTTAAATTAGTTATAAAATTAGCATCAACTTTTATAGTTTCTATAACTTGATAAGCCTGCATGTCAGACTGTTTAAATATTATATCTAAAGATTTTATTTTATATTTATTAATTATATCTATACAAGGTAATTCTATATTCAACACAGCATTGTTTATAGAGTTTTGCATAAACTCTACAACAGTAGTTATAAATGCTAGATTTTCATCATCATTAACAAATTGACCTTCTTGGTATGGTATAAAAACATCTTGACTAAAAGGTGAAACAACAGAATACTCGTTGTCATCAAATTTAAATCTATATGCAAACTTTACAAATTTATCTTTAATGTAATCAGGATCGCCTGTCCAACCAGTATAACCAGCATCTTTTATAACTCTTACAGAGTAACCATCTATTGTACTTCCATTTGTTTCAACGGTAACACCTGCGCCAGAAGGTGGAACTCTAAAATACGAATTGCTACTAGTGTCAGATGCCCAAAACCTAGCTTCGGTTGTTAAGTTGGTAAAACCTAAAGCTGTACTAATAGTTGAATTTCTATATCCACCTGGTAATGCGCTAAATCCATTTAAATCATTTCCAGGATTATCCCATAAAAATTCACTTTTATATGGTGACGATAAAGTACCAGCAATACCAATTATTTGACTATATTCAGTAGCTGTTGGTATTCTATGACCAATTGGTGCTAAACCTCTAGCGTCAAGAACAGCCCATTTATTATATAATAAACCATACGTAACTCCATTACCATTGTAGTTAGCGTAGTAACACCATCTACCTTCTTGATTTGTATCAGCATCAGCCCAAGCTGTTTGTGATGTAGCCTCGGGTATAGCGTCACCGTTTTTATATCTTTTTACAGCTAGATTAGAACTGCTTATAGAATATATACCTAATTCAACCACAGCTGGATCAGCCGCGTCAGACATTGTAGAAGGTAATAATACATCTATAAAAGGTGGCGCTTGCTCTGAAGCGCTAGCTCTTAAATTTAAAAATTCAGGTGGATTAAGCGGAGCATATTTAGCAACAGATATTTGATCTTCGTTAAAATAATAACCCAGCGGTTGGTCTACATTTATTTTTCTTGGTTGATTTCTATTATCAGTAAAGAATAATTGGTTTTCAATTAAACTAATACCTTCCATTCTACTTCCAGAGCAAAAATTTAAAAAACTACCTGATACTAAAACGTTGTTAGTATTTGTTCTAGTTTGAAGAAAACCAATAGTACAAGTTGCGGTTAAAGGAGCTTTTATAGCGCAGTTAGTATGGTTTGTTCTAAAATAATAAAGTCTATTATTAGACTCATCAGCATAGGTTCCTATAATACTAAAACCAGTTGTCTCTCCAACAGCTGTAATATTATTACCTAATATAGATTCAACAGCGCCAACATCACTAGATTCTGATCTAGAAACAGCTATGTTTAAAGCGTCTCTATACTCGTTATTTGGAATTAATCTTTCATCTAAGTCTTTATTCATTTTAGACTTAATGAAATTATTTTTAGCTTCTGCCATTTAATTTTAGTGTTTAATCCATTTAGATTTACCTCTCATTACTTGTGATATTTCATCAAGTTTTATATTTGACAACCTTATTTTAGTATTTCTTAATTTAGATATTTTATCTTTTCTTAATCTTTGTACTACATATTCTGGTTGATTTATTCTAGTAGATATTAAAGAATATAGTATAGAGGCATACATAGCTTCTTCTGCCATTTTAGGAACTCTACTATCTAGATCATAAGCTAATCCATCTGAAATATATTCAAAAACAATTAATCTACCAGCTAAATTGCTTGAAAAAGAAAGTTTGTTTTCTCTTTCGTTTATATTAAACCAACCATTTCCCTGTGCTGTTTGTGGATCAAGACCATATAGTCTTCCATATCCAAAGCCAAAAAGACCTTCCCAGCCATAACCATATTCGGATTGATCAGCTGAATTAGGTATAGCGTTACCATCTAAATCTGTTAAAAGTCTAGAACTAGCAGTGTGCCATCTTTCTTGAGTTATAGAAGTTCCTTCTAAATCATTTCCAAAATTATCTTGTGTTGGAATACCCTCTGAATCTTGAGCTTGTGTATAATAAGGGCTTATAGTTAAGTTATTTGTTGGGTAAATAATATGCTTAACACCTAAGGCGTCAATCCAAGAGCATCTTACATAGTTAACGTAATCTTGAGGTATAACTAACGTTAAAGAGTCTGGTATAGTTAGTTCAGCTGATTTAATGCTTTTTAAAGTATCATAACTAAATTCTTGCATAGCTCTTTTTGCAAAAAATATAATATCACTTCTTTTTGTATTAGGTAGTAATTTGTCTTGACCAACGTATCCAACTGAAAAATTGTTTATAATATCATTTAATTTTATATATTGATAACTACCGTAATTATCTTCTACGGTTTGACCATAAGCTTTTTCAGCTTCTGTTTGACCATATTTACCACCGGTTAATATAGTTAACTGCACAACAATATATGCATTGTTGCCTGGGTCAGCTGTTAATGTTATTGTCTTATTGTTATTACTAAGAACAATTTCTGTAATCCATTCAGACCACGAACCAGCCATGCCGCTAGAGCTAGTATATACCTTAAAATTATTTAAAGCATAATCAGGACTTGTAGGATTCCAACTTGTAGCACTACCTAAAAACAGTGGCGTGTCAAAGTCTGTTATAAATTGTTGACCACCCACTCCTACAGCAGCCCCTCTAAAACCTTGAGATCCAGCATAGTATTGCTCGTTATTCTCAGTTATTAGTCCATTATTTTGTGGTTGTATAGCCATGTTATGTTAGTTTCTTTCGTTTTGTTTTTCTTGTTGTATTTCAGCTGATGCAGCTTGAATAATCATTGGATCTTTAATAACAACACCCGCATAAAGTAATATTTGAAGTATAACATTTGATTGTTCTGTTATATTTAACTCAAAGTCAACAGATGTAGTTGGATCCCAAACATAAGAAAAGCTAGGTCCTGTTGCTGTAAAATTCCATACAACATCAGCAGGTTTTCTTACATATGTAGCTTGAACGTTTCCATTTATTGTTTGAGGATATATTATTATTTGATTATTATTAAATATATAAACAGGAAAATAATCACTAGGTTTTGTTATTGTAGATAAATTAAGTAAAGCTAATTCATTTCTTTGAACAGGCTCAACGGCTTTATCATCTTTATATAAAACAGTACCTAGTTTATAAAAGTTCTGTGGATATAAAGTAATTCTTATAGTACTACCTGCGGCGATTGCGCCGGCAGTTAGTTGTAATGCTCCACCAGTTATAGTAAAGTTAGTGTAAGGTAAACCAGCCGCACCTGTTGGTGTTTCTAGTGTAACAACTACAGTACTGTCTTCTACTTGAGCTTGTGTTATTGTTGTTAGTGTATATGATGTTGCATTTAAAACTGTTGCGAAAACTTGTGTTCCGCTTGCCGCACCTGAAGAAGATGGTGGGCTAAAAAAAGCTGGATTACTACCAACTGGTGCTGTATAGGCGCACGTGCCTATTTCTTTAAAAGCGTCTAATTTTTCTTGCACGCTTTTATATCTATCAGCGTATTCGCTATCATTTTGTGGCACACGCATTTGTTGATTTATTGTTTCAAAATAACCATCAACAATTTCTAATTGAACTTGAGTTGCTAATTTGTTAAACTCGTTTGGAGTTAAATAGCCTCTTTGTTCTTTGTTAATTATTAACAAGACTGTTTTATAGACTTGATCTACGTTTATTGCCATTTTTTATTTTTATTATAATATTGGGCCCGAGTAAACGAGCCCTATATTAGTATTACATGTTATTTAAACTTTTTCTCGATAGATTTAAATATTTCTACACCTTCGTCTGTTTTGAAGAAAGCAGCCATAGCTGAATAAGGATTTTCATCAAAAGGAACAGTCATTAGTTTCTTTTTATTACTAGCCCACGTAAAAAATCTTTGATCTGGAGATAAACTAATTATACCAGCCTCTGAAGCTTTTATAGCAAAGTTTCTTAATTGTACATTTTCATCATTAACTAGCTCTATAAAGAGTTGTGGATTTGATCTAGCAAATATTAACAAATCTCTTTTAAGTTCCTTAGAACCCATCGTAGATACCTTAGATCCAATTTCAACCCTTAGTATAGCCTCTGCCTGATCTATATCTATATCTTTAGCGTAAGTCATTGCAGCTACTTGTAATTCAAGTAAACCTAATTCGTCAGTTGCTTCTTGTACAGCGTTAAACTCGTCATAAGACTTTAATCTTGAAGGGTGATATAATGATAATAGTTTTTGTAAATTTTGTTTTTCTTTTGGAACAAATAAAACACCGTCTTGAAAGACAATGTGACCCAATGTTACCTCACCTTTTTGATCTTCTACAAAAGGAGAATCTTGGTTTGTTGCGTATCTTAATTCTTTTTGTTTACCTGATTCTTCATCAAAATAAAGAAGCGAGTGCTTTCTCGTATGTTTAGAAGGAATTGTAAACGTTAATGGTTCCATGTTATTTCTTAGAGTATATCTTCTATCTCTAATTTCCCAATTACTTGGTGTTTCTTTTTTCATAATATAATATAATTAAATAATTTATAAAAGTAATAATTACCCCCGTCAATATAACGAGGGTAAGAATTACATTAATTTTGGATTTTTATAATCCTTTGAACAATACAAAGTTGTTAGCAGCTTGTACAACTAAACATCTTTCAGATAGGAAGTTAACTTCCATAGCATCAAGATCAGATGTAAATGCACCACCAGCAGAACCAGTTAACCAAGACTTCATACGTCTGTCATCTCCTTGAGATGCTCTGTAACGCACGTGTAAGAATGGTCTTCTAATGTTTGTTCCTAAGATTTGATCATAAACTGTAGAAGTTCCAGCAGGAATTAATACACCTTCAATAGAAGAAGGTCCTACCATAGCACCTCTTGTAGAAGCATCATTTAAGTATTTCCAATCAGTCTTATAAAAGTCGTAAGATCCTCTACGGAATCCGCTAAACCCTAAGTTTAAAGCCATTTCTTCAGAATTTTCAAATAGTCCAAAAGCAGTACCTCCAGCGTATCCACCAGAAATAGAAGCTAACATATCATCAAAATCCAAAGCTGTTTGTCTTTGTAAAAATAACATATTTTCTTCAATTGCTCCTTGAGTATCTAAATTTTTCAAAATAGCATCAAATGCATCAATTCCAGCAGCAGCAGTAAATCCTGTTTGCACATTACCTCTTGCGGTAACAGCAGCAAAAAGACCTTGCGTACCATTTGCAGCAGCAATTGCTCCAGATCCAGCAGCAGCGATCTCACCTTCTACTAATGACATTTCTAAGTAATCTTCGAAACGTAATCTAGTTTCAGACTCAGCTTTTAAATACCATAAGTATCCAGAAGTTCCGTCTTCAGTAGCAACTTCAACCCAACCGATTTGTGCCATATCAGATCCATTTACAACGTATTTGTTTCTGATAATGATAGGTGAGTTAGAAAATTGAGTAAATTGTGGGTCAACACTAATGTAACCGTTAGATGCAGCACCTGCAATAGCAGTATTATTAGGAGTTAATGATCCTTTTGCATATTCAGAACCGTATACAAATACTTTAACTTGACCTACTAATCCAGCAAGAGCAATTGTAGCAGCCGTGTAAGGTAAAGCAGTAATTGATCCGACACCAGCAGCGCCTGGAGTAGAAGCACTAACGTAGCACTTTACTTCAGCTCCAAAGTCGTCCATTACCACAACAGTAGCTCCAACTGATATAACGTTTATTACGTTAGCAGGAGTTCCTGCCCAGTTAATAACATTAGCACCAGCTAAAGTAAGATTGTCATAAGCAATGTGTAATCTATTTTGTTCAGACCAAATTACTTGATCAGAAGTCATTGGCATTTCAGCGCCAACCATTCTTAAAAAGCCAGATAACGTTCTGTTTCCATAACGCTCTACTTCTTGTTCGTATACTTCAGGTAGATATTGTTGTGCAAAATCTACGAAGTTAGCACCTGCAGCATTGTTCCATTGTAGGTAGTTGCTGTTTAATACTTCCTGTGCTTGAGATGGGATTAAATTCCCAAATTGAGGTTGTAAACTCATAATTTTTAAATTGTTTTAGTTAAATTTTTTTGTTTTAATTTTTAGTTTTGAAGAATCAGCACCACTTATTGCTTTAATTTTCATACCATTAACAAAAACACTTCCACTGTTATTACCACCTTCTTTTCTTGTTTCTGTAGTAATATTTTTAGACTTAGCTACAACGTCTTTAACAGCGTCTGCTTTGCCTTGTTCATAAAAGTGTTGAGCTATAGTATCTGCATTTCTAGCAGCATACATGGCTTTGTGATAACCTTTTGGATCTTTTAAACTACCGTCATCTGCTAAGAACTTCGTAACAAAATTTGTTAAGTCTAATTGATTTTCAACTACTTCGTTAGGGTTTTTAACACCATATCTAAAGCTTTTTTCTCCTAAATTAAAATCGAAACCTTCGAATTCTTTATTAAAAGTATCTTTAGTTATGCGCTCAAACTCTTCACGTTGTTTAAGTCTCACTTTTTCATCTTCATTATATCGGTTAAAAAAATCTACAGCTTTTTGTTGGTCTGGAGTAGAAGATGATTTCAACTTGATTTCATCATAATATTTATCTTTAAGACCATTTAAAAAAGTTTTAGCTTTTCCAACTTCTTCTTTATACGCAAGTTTCTTTTTTCTAATCTCGCGTTCTTCGTCCACTTGTTCGTCATATTTAAAATTATCTTCTAAAAGAAAATTAACTTCATCATACTCTAAATGTGGACGTGTATTTTTATAATATTCTCTAAGTAAAGTGGTATTATCAACATTTGAATAGTCAGCGTTTAACCTAACATAATCTTCAATAGTTGAACCAGGTACTTCTTGCATGAAGGAAACTAGCTTCTCAATATTTTCAGGTAGTTTTTTACCTAACACTTCTTGATCTCTAATAGCTTCTTTTACCTCTGTTTTTACTTTTTTTATTTCTTCTTCGGATCTTGGTATTTCTTTAATAACATTTTCAGTGGCCCCTTTGTCTCCTTGTCCCACATCTTGCAGTTCCACCTTGGATCCCTCTTCGCGTAACACGCTTTCCTCTGAGCTTTGCTTTTGAATGGCATCTTCTTTGTTTTTTTGTGTTAAATCTACTTTAATAGGTTCTTCTTTTTTAATTGCAGCAAGATCCATTTTAATAGTTTCTTCTGGTACAATTAATTTTTTAGGCACTTTCTTTTTAACTTTAAAGTCACCTTCCTGTTTAACAGGTTTTTTTACTTCTGTTTCTTTTGACATAATATAATATAATTAAAAATTTATAATTCTTTATCTAGGATCAAACTGTTCTAATCCAAACCCTCCCAGTCCATCAAATCCTGCTGATTCAAAACTTTGAGGTAAAGTGTTGTTTTGTCTTTGGTTTATTAACTCAGACTCTTGTGTTCCTTGTTTTTCTATTCGATTATCTTTTCTATCTTCTATTTCTTGTTCTTTTTGTGTTTCTGCTTGTGCTTTTATTTGAGCTAATTTCATATTATAGCTAAATTCTTCAGCCATAAGCTCTTTTTTAACTTTAGCCTCTTGAAGCATTTTATTTATTTCAAACTGTATTTTTGCTTGCTCAATTTGTATTGTTGTTTCAGCTAAAGCCTGTTGCTTTTGCATTTCAGCTTCTATAGCTTGTTGAGCTGCTTGTGAGTTTGCCTGCGCTTGAGCCTGTATGTTCGCTTGTTGATTAGCCTGATCTCTCGCAGCTTTCTTTTTACGACTTTGTTTTAATAAAGCGTTTGCTAATTTTATATTTTTAACTTGACGAATATCAATAGCATCATCTAAATCAATACCACCAGATGCTAATGCGGTTTGGATATTTTGCTCTAATTGAGCTTTCATTTCATCGTCTGGTTCTAATTCTAAATATATACCAAAGTCTTGTAATGTTTTTTCCTGTAATTCCTCTAAAGTACCAGTGTTATAAGATGATATAGAGTCTATTAATGCAGCTCTAGTTAAAGGATAATCTAAGGCATCTGCTATTCTCAACGCTATGTTTTCGCATGTTCTTAATGTTAGGTATAAACCACCTTGCATTACATGTCTTAACGCTGTATTTGAGTTTGCAGCTGCCATTTTTTGTAAACCAACTAAAGCATGTGCGTCAGGAGTACTAGCATCAGTAGCTTCGTTTAACCCGGTTACATCTCTAATCATTTGTAAGTAATACTGATAAGTTTGTATTAAAGACCCTATTTTAGCATTACCAGAAGAAGTTTGAAGTTCTTGAATAGGAACTTTGCCTCTATTCAAATCACCATCTTGTGTCATGGACCTACCTACTATACTACCAGTTTGAAAATACATGTTAAGTGCTTCCTGCGCATTATAGTTTGTGCCATTACCTAAATCAACTTCAGCTAAACCATCTACGTCAACAAAAACACCATCAGGAACCATTCTAGATAAAACTTGTTGTAGTTTTAAATGTGTTAATTGAATCATATCAGCAAAACCAGTTATTCTACTAACTGTTGATTCTATCATGCCCTTATACATTCTAGGAGCACATATAGAGTAATTCATGTTAACTTTTGTTACGTTAGAATTTGGCCTTGTCATATTTTCTGACATCTTCCACTCTAACATCATCTCATGACCTAATATTTTAGCGCCAGTATATAAAACCTCTATAGCTCTTCCAACTCTTTCAAAGTTATCACTTTCAGGCGGATTAAACGTATCGGGTTTTTCTAATGCTTTTTCTAATCCTTGATCTGTTTGTTTTATTTTAAATACTTGATTAGTATATGTTTTGTATTCAAAATATAAAACTTGAACTTGATTATAAGAATCTTGTTGTGCATAAAAGTTTCTAGTATAATTTGCATCACCAGGAAACTTTTCTATTTGTTTTAATTCATCATTTGTTAAACCAGGAAACTGTTTTTTTAATTCTACTAAACTAATAGATTTTACTTCTCCGGCATAATATATGTCTTCAAAGTTTGGATCTTCTGTATATGAATAAACTAAATTAGCAGGGTCTACATAATTTAATGTAACACCATTTGATAAGTTAAAATCTGTTTTTACAGCACCTATACCTATTATAGTTAAATCAGATATTAATCTTCTTTTTATTAATTCATATTTATTAGCTGCTAAAACATTTTCTATAGCTTCTTCTTCTGCAATTTCTATAGATTGCTTGTAAGACAGTTGCATGTGAAGATCTAATTCATCTTGAGACTCAGGTATGTTATTAGGATCGTTGCTATTAAAAAAATCCATACCAGTAGCTTCATTTGTAGCTTGAATTATTTCTTTAGCGTACATATCTTTCATTATAGCATCAGCATACTTTGTTCTTTGCTTTAAAGACTCGGGATCTTGCGCGTAAGCTTTTATATCAAAAATTTTTTGAGACATACCGTTTACTATTATATCTACAAATTTAGGTATAATAGGAACTGGTTTCCAGTCTAAATTTAAATAAGATAAATCACCATTAATAGATAATTCATCTTTATATTTTTGAACAGATTGTTCACCTCTAGCGTATAATCTTAGTCTATGAAAATTTAACCAACTATTTTGGTATCTATTTCCCATGCCACCTCTGTCTCCAGAAAACCATTCGCCTTCTATTGCGCGACCTACGGCGTAACCGTATTCGTAACCTTGCTTCTCTTCGTCTGATACTACTTGACTTGGAAATGAACCTACGTAATTAGTATATGTCATTTATTGTATTATTTGTGAACTATATCCTTCGTTATTATATTTTTTAAAACCTAGTGGTTTTACTTCTAATTTTCTTTTAAAAACAGGATTATATTTGTTTTTATTACAAGCCATTACTGCTAACCCAGAACTAATAGAGGCATCATGTTTTGTTCTATTATTAATATCAAATCTAGCCCAATCATTTAATGTTCTTTGAAAGTACATATTTCCATAAGATTCACCTAAATTACCAACATGTGTTTCTATATATGACTCTATAGCGGCAGCGTGCGCTTGTTTTATATCTTCGCTTGAATTAGGTATTCCACCTATTTCTCTTTCTGTAACAGACAATTTAGTAATAGATTTATCTGGTCTATTCATTGAATACCCTCTATAACCTCTACGTTTAAAATAATAAAGCAGTCTAGGTTTATTGTTTTCAGCTAATATTGGCATACCATAAAATATACATGCCATAAGCACATCTTCAAAAAACATCTCTGCTGTCTGTGGTCTAGCTATATATTCTAAAAAAAACATATTAGGTGGCGCATTTTCCATAGAAAACTTAGTTAAACCGTGTAGTGAACCATTTGATCCACGAGAATCAACAGTACCTGATATATCATAACTATCACAACCAAAAGCACCCATATGATCGTTTGCTGGGTACTTTAATCCATTTTTCATTATTAAACGGTTCTGAAGATTTAATTCAGGTACCCAAGAAATTTTAAATCTACCATTTTCATTTGGTACAAATAAAACGCCGTTTGGATTATCTTTTACACCACCGTGCCAATTAAAAGAACCTGTTGTTATTAACGATTCGCTTTTGCAGTCTTCATTAAAATCAACTTGTTCATATATTTTTGTTAAATTAAATATTGATTGTTTTGCTTCGTCTCTAAAAGCGTGTTGTTCAGTTCTTGGAAATTGTCTATAAAATTCATTTAAACCGTCTTGATCTTTTTTTAAACCATTAACTTCATTTTGCCAATATTCAATTACTCCTATTTTTATCTCTTGCCCGTGAGGTCCAAAGGTTTTTTTATTTGGAGTTTCGAAGACAGGTAATCCATGAGAATCAATGTATCCTTCGTAGTTCCATTCCATAGGTATGAACAAAGAATAGAGTCCTGAGCGAGTCTGTCCATTGGCGTTTCTTTCTTTAATATCTGAATCATAGTATAATTTTTTAAAATTATCACCACCTTTATCTAAAGCGTTTGATGTTGAACCCATCATACATTTACCTATTATCTTACTACCTAATCTAAGTGTTGTTTTTGTAACGCGCCAATTATTTAATATATTGTTTGGTCTTTCCCATTTACCCGATTCGTCATGAACGAGGAGTTTGAGTTTTTCACCATCGTAGGAGTTGTCCCCGGTATTTTTCCAGTCGATTGTGGTGTCCAAACCGGTAATTTCTTTAAGGGTTTGATTGGAATCAAGTTTTCTACGGGTAAACTTGGATGCTGGTACTCTGTAGGCAAGTTCGGTTTTTGGACGGTCCATACCGTCTTGGATTGGTTTAAAGAAAAATGGATAATTAACGGATATTGGTACAACCTTATCTGTGAACATCTTTTTAGCATCGGGGCCAGATTTGGACAAAATCCCAAACCGTGAATCCGTTGAAATGGTCGCCATGTTGACGGTTTCGCCAGAGGCCATGAATGAAAATCCGGAACGCCTGTTTTTGAGATAGCACATACCATAACACCTGTAGTCTGCTCTGCAAGCTTCCCAGAAAATGTAGAATAATCTATTTGATTCCCTAAAGTCTGGTTGCCCAACATCAATTTTGGACCACTGCAGGTACATATAGTGAGTACCAGTAATGTAAGTAGCCACGTTTTTATTATAGAACCAAAAGCCTTGTTCTCTTCTATTAAATTCTTTATCAATGTAATCATACCATTCTTCTTTAAATTCTATTGGATATTCTTCCCAATCAAAAACAGATTTGATTTTTTTTAATTGCTTAGGATACTCTGTGTGACTCCATTTGTTTTCTTTAAACTCTACTATATCATTTTGTTTAGGTAAAGCTATTTTTAAGTTCTGTATTTCATATACTTCGCCTATTTCACCAGTCTTACTTATAATTATAACATCGTGTTCTTCGTTATAACCATATTCCCATTTTTTATATCTATTGTTTCTTTTTAAAACTTTAGGTTTAATATGGTCTTTTAATATTTTATATAAACTTTGCTTGTACATTACTTAGATCTTCCTTCAGCAAAACCCTTAAAAGACTTTTCTTCTTTTATTTCTTTAGGTTTTTCGTTTAACAAATCTTCTTCAGCTTGTATTCTAGTTAGTATTTCAAATGCATCAAATATGCATAGTTTTTTAGTTGCAGCAGCGTTTTTAAGTCTATCCGCTGTTATATCATCGCCAGAATCAACAATAGCTTCTTTAGCAACTTTAATTAGTTCTTCAACTGCTACTTGCCCAGCTAGGATTATATTCTTCTTCGTTTCCTTTATGTTCATATTTAATTACAATATCATTTGATTTCATACAATATAGTCTTTCTTTATCTATTAAGAATTCCCATTCACCATTAGGTGTGTAACCAACTAGGTCCCCTACGTTTATATCTAGCTGCTCTAAGACGTTATTTCCATACTTTAATATACCAACAAGGCTTTTTTCTTTGTCGTTAACTAAAGTGTCTTTATTAACTATAGGTTTTATAAAACATCTATTGTTTATAGAGTTCCAACCATCTTTATTTTTATACAAATAAATTTGATCTAAAGCACAAAAATATAAGTTTTCTTTAAAAAAAGATCTACTTTTTTTCTTTTTACCTCTTGAGTCATAAAAAGTTCTAAAAACGTTTTGATGTATAATTAATATATCTCCAATTTTTATATTTGTTTTAAAAGCCAAAGGTATAGCTTTAACTATAGCGTGCCTATTTACAAATTTAAAACTTTCTATTTTGCTGTTTAATACTAAACTTTTGTTGTTTATTTTTATTTCGTTATTGTATTTATCACCTAGCGGTTCTACAATAAAGTCATATAAGCTATTCATTAATATTCTAAATCATACTCAACTGATATTGCCATGTTAGAATTAAACTTCTTCCACGGCAATATTTCGTTGTTTTTCTTTATGTGTATATTATAAGAGTTGTCTGAATCATCTAGTAGAATGTGAGATATTTCGTGACCACCGTAAACCTGTTGTCCAACAGCGTAATGCATGGCGTCATTCTTATAATCAGATCCAATACTAATCTTTCTAATATTATTTGTCATCTTCTTTTTCAATATCAGTATAAGAACCATCTTGAAGATCAATATTAACTTGACCGTACTCGTCTTCTAGTTCTTTTTTAGTAGAGTCTATTTCTTCAGATACTTTTTTTACTTCAACACGTATGTTTTCTTTTTGTAAATCTAAAACACCTAAAGATCTTAATAATCCATTTAATTTACCTTGTTGATCTTTTACAGTTTTTAACTGTTCTTCTGTAATTTGTTTTTTTGCTTTTGCCATTATTTGATTTTATTTAATTGTTTATAATTATATAGTTACTTGTTTTTTTATTATTTACACACTATAAAGTCACCTACCGCTACACCATTACCTGCTACAGCTGTAACATAATCTACAGCTACTGGAAGTATTGATCCAGACTGTAAACCTTCAAAAGTTATAGCTTGTCCAGCTACTGGTGGTCCACCTCCAACCGCAGTAACACCCGATAGTATAACACTAATAGTTGCGTCTGCTGGCATTACACCACAATATATTACAGATGAATTAAGGTTAGTACCTAATGTACCACTTTGGTTTTCAAATAACCAAGCTGGTCTAACGTCTATACTAGCTACCATAGCTGCTGTTAAGGGCATAGCTTGTCCTATTATGCCGTCATTTGTTGGAAATTGTCCCATTTTTTTTTATTTATTTGTTACTTATTGATTTATATTTTTCAAAACCACGTGAGCCAAAATAAGCTACATACACGGTTGTTAATAATTGTTTTAATAATTCTATCCACTCTTGTTCAACTGTAAAAGATATTTCATGGTGACTATCAACCCATATAAAAGCTATAGCCATAAACGATAAAAATATAAGCGCCATAGGACGAGTATTTTTACTAAGCCAAGAGTCTGATGTCATATCGGATTCCCAGCGTCTTGTTATTTGGTCTTCTGCTGTTGCAGCTGCTTTTTCTACTATAACTTGAATTTCTTTTTTAATTTCAAGTTTTTCTTCTTCTGTAGTTGTTAGTTTATCAATAACATCACCAACGTCTTTAATGACATTACCGCTTAACCATTGCCATATTTTTTTCATATTACTTTATATTTGTAATTTTTTTAGTATAATAAAGTACTTCTTCACATCCATACTCATCTTTAATAGTTGCTTTTAATTTATTTTTGTTAATATTTTCGTAAACAACTCTAAATTTACCTTTTTTATTAGTAAGTACACTTCTATCAACCTTAGTTTCTATCTTATATTTATGCTTTTGATGATGAGCTGGAATCATCTCTTCTTCTGCTTTAAATATATTAACCCCTGCTCCATCTCTATGGTAATATACTGTTGGTTTATAATTTAAAAATTTAAACCTATTCCAATTGTTAGGAGTGGTTACTACTAATGTGTATTCTGTAGCATCACTAACCCACGTACCATTTATTAAGTTTCTTTTTGTTTGTTGTGAAAATGTGATTAAGCTAGTAAAAACAAATATCAGTAATGTTAATTTTTTCATATAATTAAATTTAAATGTTATATTTATATAATTACATAATTTAATTATATTTACATTGTTAATCTAATATGACATTTCTTTTAGATATATTTATCCTTGGTTTATTTTTTTTATTTCTATTAGTTAGTGGGCCTATTTTTCCGTATTTTGCATCTAGTTCAGCCTCTGATAGTTTCTTTTTATTTCCTCTTTTCGCGTTAATAATAACTTCATCATTCATTTCTGGTTGAATCCAATCAGGATTATTAGCTTTTTCAAGACCAGAAAAATTGTCATAATTATTTGAACCATAAAATTCTTTCATAAACTTAACATCTTTATCTGGTATATAATCTCTATATTTATCAGGTGTAAAATAAAACCTGTCATAAAGTTTAAATGGATTTACTTCATCACTTATAGAAGCAAGTTGATTAATTAATTGAGCTTGTTTATATTGATCAGAAACACCTGAGTATCCACCACCATCCCATCCATCAGAGTATCCACCCTTTCCAGTAGCTTGAAAATCCCAAGAATCATCAATACTCATATATGGTAATTTATTGTCCATAGCAAAACCAACTTTAGATCTTCCATAATCGGTGTTCATTAATCCTTTTACTTGACCTTTTTCTTCAGCAGAACCATACATAGGACCAGGTTTCGTAATATACGTATCACTTTCTCCGTTTTTACCTCTTTCAAGATAACCTCCTTTTCCAGCATACAAATCATTAAAAGCTTGATCTAAAAACTCGTTTGATTTATTTCCTCCATATGCAGCTTTAAGTCTTTCTTTTTCTTCTGGCGAAATTCCACCGTTTTCTTCCTCGTACTTTTTTAATGCATTTCTAAAGTAATCATTTTCTATCATGTTTGTTTCAAAAACATAAGGCATCATTTGTTGATTAGTTAATTGACCAGCAGCGGCAATATTTTGATTTCCACTCTCATCCAAAACTTTTTCAGTACTATTTAAATAATCATAAGCTTGATTATTACTAATATCTTTAGATAATAAATTTTTATCAAATTGATCTCCTTTTACGCTATATGATTTTTGAAAATCATAATAATCGCTCTTTGGTGTATACTGCGATTCTTGATACAAGTCTTCATTACTAAAAAATTGATCAATAGGGCTAGCTGATTTACCATCCTTTTTATAACTCCAATGATTATCAAGTTCTTGGTTTCCATCATATTGTGGATAATATTCTTTAAGAAATTCTTTTTTTGAAGGTATTTCTTTAATTTTAAAATCTTCTTCACTCCAACCAAAATCTCTTATGTACATTTCTTTTTCACCTCTAGCAATAATTTCTTTAGATTCTTCGTTTTGTCCTTTAACTTCCTTAATTCTCTCTTTATAGTCATTATCAACAACTTTTGGGTTTTGCTTGCTTAAATCCGTAGAAGAACCACCACCTGATAGTTTCATCTGTTCTTTAGCTTGATCAATTATATAATTATTAAGACCTGGAATTTTCATCGCAAAGTCAAGAAGTTTAGGGTTATTATAAGCTAAATTAATTCCAGTACCTAAAATACCTCCATCTTTATTGCTGTTATCATAGGGTCTAATGTAAGATCTATCGTTATATTCTTTTTTAGTTTGTGGTGGAGTCATGGTTGCTGCGTTTCTAGCGCTCATAGTTCTAGGATTCATGCTTAACAATTCTTCAGTAGTAAATTGTTTATCACTATTATAGTTTTCTTCAAGTTGTTTTTTTTCTTCATCAGTAAGATTACCACCAAGTACTCTTTCCAAAACATTACTAGCAATGTTAGGACCAAAACTAACCGGACCCGATGACACATGATGCATTTTAATCGGACTACTATTAACACCACCTTGTAATCCTTTAAAAAAATTCTTTTTTAATGCCATAATTAAGCGTTTTTAGTTTTATTATAAGCTTCTTTTTCCCATGGTAAACTTTCAGCACCTTCATTCATGTCATCTCTTGAAAACTTTTTTCCTTCCCAATAAACATTGTCTTTATCATAACCTAATCTACCATCTTTTATTTGCTTAATGTGTACCATCTCGTGGTTTACAACTTCTTGTTGTTGTTTTGGATCTTTAATCTCTTTGTTTACAAGTATACTACCATTATTAGTAGCCATACCTAATGTGCCTTCGTCCATATCAACATGTAATATAGGTGTATTGCCTAATTCTTCATTATATGGAGATCCTTTCATCTTAAAACCCATTTTTAATGGAGATGTTCTTTTTTCCTTAGCAGCCTTAAAAGCAGCATCATTACCGGTTCCAGAACCACTTCTACCACGCATTTTACCCCATTCAGGATTGTGCATCATAGAGCTCCAACAGTGTTTTATAGGTGAACTCATATATTGATTTTATTAAAATAAGCCCGCGACAATTAAGCCGCGAGCATATTTAAGTTAGTTAGTAGTATTATGCTACTGCAGAAATTGCAAAGTCAGAAAAATACATTTGCAATGGAGTTGCTGCTTCGTCAAGTCCTAATTGAACTGTTGATTGTACGCCTCCTGGATTAGCTGTCATTGCTGCATATACAGCTTTTTGTGGTGATTTAGCTCCGTTTGTAATATCTGGAACACCAGCAGTACCATCTTTAGTTGTTCTTACAGTAATACTTATTACTCTTTGACTTAAAACCGCAGCTGGTACAGTTGCAGAACCATCATTAGCAATAGCGTATCCTGCTTGAGTACTTACAGCACCTTCTAATACAATTGATAATACTCCTGTTGCATCAGCGTATGATACGCTTTGGATTTGATCTACGTTGACTAATTCAGGCCCTTGTGTTAATAGTGCTGTTGAGTCAACAATGTTGAATTTTAAAAATTTTGACATTTTGTTTTGTTTTTTGGCCGTTAAGCCTGGTTTGGTTTACTATTGTTTTGAGTTTTATACAGTTCTCTACTGTTTTATTTTTTCATACCACACATAGATGCAATACCTTTCTTTAACATTATTGCTGGCTTGCCTAAAGCTCTCAACATAGGAGCTGGGTTGTTGCCTGTGTTTATTGTGGGATCTGATGCGCCAGATGCGTCGCCTGCATATCCCATATCGCCAGATGCTCCAGCTATTTGGTTAGATCTTATATCTTGTGCTAAAACATTGTGACCCATGTCACCAGCCATTTTAGGAGCTGCATCAACAGCTGCTTTAAATTTAGGATTGTTATCTAACTTTCCTGAGTCAGAAGCTTCTCTAAGACCAGAGTTGAATTTAGCCGCTGGTTCTCCGTACATTTTAGCTGGATGCTTGTCATAGTCATGAAAAATATTTGATTGATCTCCATGTGAAGAACCTGTACTACCGTGGTAACCTTTGTCTGTTCCTTTGTAGTTTTTATAATCTATATGTTGATCTGATTGATCACCTTTCATTGACCCATGCATTTTAGGTGCGTGATTTCCTGGCCCACACATTTTAGCAGGGTGGTCGTGTTTGTCGTGTTCACTGTTTTCTAAATAGTGTAGTCTAGCCGAAGCTGTCAAGTCTTTGTCGTAAGCTTTTGACGCGTCATATTTTTGCGCGTAATGGTTGTTTCCTGTGTAACCCATGATTGTTTTTTTTTATTGTTTTGGTTTGGTTTTTATTTTAACATTTCCAGCGTTTTCTAGCTGCTTTACCTCTTTCGCCAGTCCAACCCTTGGATCTAGCGCAGAATGATTTTCTTCTTTTAGCAGCCTTACTTCCTGGTTTTACGTCACCGGTTACCGCTGTTTTTAATTTACTTCCTGGATTCTTTTTTCTATATTCCTTAACGCCTTTGCTAGTCATACCAGCACCTTCGTCAGTAGTTCTAAAATTTCTTCCTTTACCCTTAGTAGTTTTTCTTATTTTGCCTTTTTTAGGCAAAGCAGAGTTAAATGGATTGTCTGACTGTATATACATGCTTATTAAGCTTTAACACAGTTGTTAACCATTTTAATTTTCCCTCCTTTAGTTTTTTTACCACTAGGTGATTTCTTTTTACCTTCAGCTTTATAACCTTTCCAGCAAGTTGCTTTTTTAGTTATTGGACTTGTTTTTGCTGAATGTTGAATTTTTCCTATAAACATATTATCCTATTTTTGCTCTTGTAGTTATTGGTATACTAGAGTCACATGTTCTGCAGGGTGCTTTTAGTATTTGCATACCTTTTATACCTGAGCTTGAACCTTCTCCGTGAGCTCTGCCTTCTTGGTTTAATGGTCCGTCCCAAACATGAGATTCACCCACTATACCTACTTTAGTTCCAGGTTTTAATTTTTCCATTGAAGGATCATATTTTCCGTGATTTGACATATTTTTTTATTTATTATTAATTTTTATTTATCATTTTTTGTAAAAATGTTTCCAATACCTTGTAATGCTCTTCCTATAAAACCTTTGCCTCCAGCTTGATAATCTTTAAAGTTTTCCATTTTTTTCTCTAATCTTTTGACTTTTCTTGTTCTACCCTCAGCCTTAGCGTCATCAATTCTAGCTTGAATAGATGGTATATTTCTTTTGTAAGTACCTAAAAAAGAATTTCTATGTTCTTTGTTTTTTAAATTAGAACCGTCAAAACCTTCTGAAATACCCATTTTACTTTGAAAATCATATTGAGTACTTGGTGGTGTTGTTGGAGTAGATGTTGATGATGGTGTTGTTGTGTTTAATGTGTTTTTAGGATTTGAGTAACTTCCTCCTTTTCCTCCACCCATAGAATTAAGATTTGGAAGACCTGGAAGACCTAAAGACTTATTTACCGCGTTAGTGTCTTTTACATAATTAGTTTTAGCACCTGAAGCAACAAGATTACCTATATTCATAGCGTTTTTATAAGCATCAACAGCACTGTAAGCGCCTTTTGAAGGATTTTTCATAGCTACAGGAGATAATGCAGCTGTTTTTTCTAAATTATTACCATAAAGAGAACCTGCAACTTGTTGTGTTATCGGTTTAAAAGAATTTAATTGACCACTTTCACCTATGTTGGCTGGGTCTATAATACTTGGATCTTGTACGTTGTTCATATCGTTATTTGTTATTTGTGGTTTTCCAGCTGGTCCATATGTTAATAAATCTTGTTGGCTTTGAATTATATCTCTTTCTCTAGCAGCGTTTTGATAAGCCATGCCAGTTCTATCTCTATCGCTAACAACATTTTCACTATATCTTAGTTCATCTGGTAATTGAAAGTTTTTATATCTTCCATCAATATTATTTCCTAAACCATTAGCCCATTCTACTTTTTCAATTGGTTTTTCTGCAACTTCTTGCCCTGTAGCTTTTAAATAAGAATCTCTTTTCCACCATGGTGTTCCATCGTTTATACCACCTGGAGCAAATGCAGCTGCATCTCTAGCTTCTTTTGCATCAACCTGCGCTTTTAATTGCGGATTTAATTGGTATGGCATACTTGATTTAAAACTCATGTTTATCTGTGTTTATCTTTGTTTACATTATAAATAGCTTTTGTCAGTACTTTATCTGTATAACTATTTCCATTTATTATTTTGTTTCTTCTTCTACTAATAGGTAAATCTTCTTCACCTAACATTATTTTATAAATTTTGTTTATTAATTGTTTAAATTTAAAAGAAACATTATATATATTGTACTTCTGTGTTGTTCTATTTCTATTTCTCCAAACAACTATCCAGCCCTGCTTAAGAAGTCTGTTCCATCGGCGATTATCCCAACTATATGAGTAACTACCAGTTTTAAAATCTTGTTTAGTGAAATACTCTATAGATTCTAAGTATATTAACAATTCTAAATCAGCGTCATTTAAGTTGTTGTTTTTACAAGCCCACTTTCGGATTATACGGTAGTGTTTTAACAGATTAAGATTTTTTAAATCTACTGCATCTAGCTTTCTCATAAAACAACAACTACATCTTGTAATTTAATGACGTGATAGGTTAAATCACCTATTTCTATTTTGTGACCCGCGTGTCTATCAAAGAATATAGTATCTGATTGCTTTAAACCTTCGACCTCATTTCCAATAGATATAATCTTAGCCTTTGTATATCTAATGTCTTCTCTATGTGACTCCGCAAGAATTAAACCACCTTTTGTTTCTGTGGTTACTTGTTTTTCTTTTTCTATTATTAAATTTCTACCTATTGCTTTCATCTATTCTTATGTTATTTATTACACAATCAGTTGAAAGTATTGTAGTAGCTACTGACGCCGCGTTTTTTAAAGCGCTTTTAGTAACTAATAATGGATCAATTATACCATAATCAATCATGTTAACTGTTTTACCAGTAATAACATCTAAGCCTCTTCCTTTTATCTTAGGTATATCAATGTCTATTATGCCAGCATTTTCTAATATAGTCTTAAATGGTGCTCTAATTGCCTCTAGCAGTATAGTCTCTCCATCTGACTTAGCTTTTATATTAGAACTAGCGTTTAATAAAGCAATTCCACCACCTGGCACTATACCTTCTTTAATAGCGGCTTTAGTAGCACAAACAGCGTCTTCAACTCTATCCATTTTTTCTTTTAATTCGATATCTGAATTAGCACCGACTTTAACAACTGCAATTTTTGCAGCTAACATAGCTAGTCGCTTTTCTAGTCTTATAGTTTTGTCAGGAATTTTACATACTAACAATTCTTTTTTTATGTCTTTTATAATTGTTAAAGACTCTTGATTTATTTCTTTAAGTTGAATTATAGTTTCTGTTTTATCAGTAACAGACTTTAAACATGATCCTAAATGTTCTATTTGAATCATATCCATATCATCGCCTAAATCTTCGTTTATTAACGTAGCACCTGTTAAAAGAGCTAAATCATCAAACATCTCTTTTCTGTTAACACCTAGTGTAGGTGCTTCAATTACATTTGCTTTTATATTACCTTTAGTTTTATTCATTGCTAAAGCCGATAAAACTTCTGGACTTAAATCACCTATAACTAGTAAAGGTTTATTATTTTTTATTACGTACTCTAAAACACTTTGTATTTGTCTAATACTTTCTACTGGAGATTCTATAAGTAAAACAAGTGGATTAGTTAATTCCGCTGTATTTTTAGCTTTATTAGTAACAAAATGAGGACTAGTTAATCCTTTAAAATATTGAGAACCCTCTATTACTTCAAGCTCTGTTTTACCACTTTCTGACTGCTCCATCATTACAACACCTGTATTATCTACAGATCTAAACGCATCGGCTATAATTTTACCTAGTTTATGGTCGTTGTTTGTAGATATAGTTGCTATTTGATCAATCATATCATTTTTAACTGGTAATGATATTGATTCTAAATATTTAATTACTTTATCAGTAGCTTTATTTATACCTTCTTTTATCTCTCTAGAGTTACTAGTGCTTGAAAGCTTATATGCTTCAATTAAAATAGCATGAGCTAATACCGTTGCAGTAGTAGTTCCATCACCAGCTTCTTTTACTGTTTTTCTTGCAGCTTGTTTTAATAAACTACAACCTAAATTTTCTATAGGGTTTTTAAGTATTACACTATCTGCAACTGTTACACCATCTTTTGTTATGGTTGGGTTTCCAAAGGAATCTTCTAGCAAAACACACTTGCCGCTAGCTCCAAGTGTAGAGCTAACAGCTTTTGTGAGTTTTTCTATACCTTTAAATACTTCTTGCTTAGCTTTGTTTCCAAAACTAAGGTTTTTTACTATCATGTCTGACATAATTTGATTTAATTAAATTTGATTTATTTTATTTAAAAGTTTTTACAACCTTAGGTCCATTTGCGAATTCTATTTTTTTAGCATAATGAGCAACTGATGAATCAATAGCTTGTTCTGCTCCTTCTAATGTTTCGCGTCTGGTTACATCAATCCAGTTTTCGCAACATGTATCTTTTTCAGGATTACATTCACATTTTGGATCTTTGTATTCGGTTTGGTAAAAACCATTTGGTAATTGTACAATACGCCAGTTCTTTTTGTCAGCTACATGCTTCCAAAGGTTTAAGGTTTCTTGTGTTATTTGTGGTTGACTATTCCACGAACTAGTCTGGTAAAAAAATGTCATTGGTTTCGGTTTTAAATTAGACATTGGTTATTGCTCTCACCGAGCAGGTATATTTCTATTATCACTTGATTTTAGCGATTTTTACATTAAAAAGTAGTTGCATTAAATATTCTATATTTTAATTTTATAGATATACTTATTACACCAGTTGGCAAAGCACCATTTGATGCCTTGTGTAATGTAGTTGCTGTGTTGGTTTTATAAGTTCTTGTCTGTAATGGAACATCTCTTGCACAAAACCCATAACTTGGATTTACAGGTGTTCCTTGTGAGGCACTTAATATTTCATTTATTCTTGTTCCAGGTAGTGTAGATATTATAGCTGAAGCATTTACATTACTTGCTTGTCTTACATCATAAGTTTGAGTACCACTCATAGATCCTGTTGCATTATATTTCACCATCCAATCAGATTCCGTAACTATAATTGCTTTGTTTGTTCCTGGCGCTGCTATTAAAGTTTGGCCTAAAGTTGCGTTTAATTGAGCTCTTGTAAATGTCCATGTTCCTTCTTGTTCACCTCTTACAACATTACCAAATGGATCAACAGCTAAAGTTGCTAATGTATCTCGAGATGGTGCTTGATTGTTTTGATTAGCATTTAAACTTCCTGTTGTTTCAACTGATGTAGAAGTATATGGATCAAACTTAATAGCTCCTTCTTTTACAGTAATTTGCTTTGCGCCTTTACTTACAAGACTTACTCCGTTACTGCCATCAAACTCTCCTAAACCTGTGTCTGTATCACTTGTAGAAGTATACGCAACCGTTGAGACTCCTGTTTTAACGTGATAGCTCTTTTCTGAATACAAAGTTCCAGAAGAAAAAGTAAGCGAACCACTTGAGTTTACACTTGAAGTACCGTTCCAAAGAGTTACCCTTCCACTTGAGCCTGTACCTGTTACTGTACCTGTGTTTGTTGTATAACCTGCTCCGTTTGTTAATTGGTTATTGTTTGTTATGCCGTTATTTATAGTAACAGTAGCCCCACTACGTGATGTTGTAATATTAGTACCACCTGCTATATCTACAGTAGTTCCTTGACCAATAGACATTGAACCACCACTGTCAGCAGTTAAATTCCAATTACTCATTGTTCCTGTAGCAGTAGTATACCCAGCGCCATTAGTTAATTGGTTATTGTTAGTAATATAATTTGCATTTGTAGCACCTGTATATCCAAGCGTAGCTAGTGTGGTTGTGGCAGATGTTAGACTTGTAACATGCCCATATGTATCTAGTGTTACGTCTTGTATATATGTATTACCTGAATTATTTACAGAACCTTGACTTGACGTATCTGCGTGTGATAGAGTTCCAGTTGAAGTTATTGTTCCACCCGTAAGTCCACCTCCAGTTGCTACAGATGTTACACCCTGCCCATCATTTGTAGCATTAATAGTTATAGTGTCACCAGATCTAACGGTAGTAATATTAGTACCAGCTGCAATCGTTAATGTGTCATTATTGCTATTAGCAGTAGCTGTACCACCTGAGCTTGCTGTAAAATTCTTATATATGTTTTGTGATGATCCTCTGTCCGTGTTTGTTAAAGTTCCAGTACTTGTTATTGTACCACCAGATAATCCTGTACTTGTTGCTATAGATGTTACACCTGCGCTTGAACTTGTACCAGCGCCAATTAAGGTTCTTACTTCTGAAGCTGAAATACCACTATTTAAACTTGGTGTAGTACCATTACTTAATATAGCTGGGGTTCCAGTATCATTGACAACTCCTAAGTTGCTTCTAGCTGCGGACGCGGATGATGCGCCAGTTCCTCCATTAGCAACTGATAAATCCGTACCTGACCAGTTTCCATTATTAATACTAACTGATCCACCTAAAGTAATAGTACCTGTAGATGTTATTGTACCTCCGGTTAATGTTAAACCGTTTACTGATCCTGACGTAGCTACACTTGTGACACCTGAAACAACTGAGCTTGAAGCTGCTCCTATAAAAGTTCTAATAGCAGAAGGACTACTACAAAAACGTATGTAGTCATCTGATGAATTACTAACTCTAAAGGCCATTGCTCCAGATATAGTACTTTGATTAGCATAATTTGATCTAAATAATCTTGCTCTAAGATCTGCGGAACCAGTTCTATAAGCAATAGTACTTGCTGTTGCAGTTTCTGTTGCGTTTGATGTTACGGTAAATGTACTATTACCACTTTGATTTGCAGTTGCACTCATTGAACCACTTAATCCAGCACCACTTGTAGCACCATTAATTTGACCATTACCAACTGATGGCACTGAAGATGAAGTTATAAATCCAGCGTCATTACTAAATATACTTAATCCTATTTCGTTAGCTGCCTTTCTACGTTCTGCACCAGAGTCTAAAACTATAAACTCATCTGTTCCAACCATTGTAGCTGTCATATCAGTAAGTTCTGATAA